TGAAAACGAATTAAAAAAGAAGTCTTCTGAAATTAAAAAATTATTAAACATTACGGATTCAGAACCAGAAGAAATTGAAAACTCTAAAGTGATCAAATTCAGACCCAAAGATACAATGCATTAAGTGTATCTCTACCCTCCAACAAAGCTGTTACTTTTATTATACACTGTTTGGCAGGTTTGTACACAGTTAAATGCGCAAAACTTAACAAAAATTGAATAAAAAACATATGTACATTTTCTGTAAAACAGATTAGAATGTTATAAAGGATATTTTATTATGGCAAAAAAGAAAAGCATTCATTACGTAAACAATAAAGAGTTCTCATTAGCAGTTGTCGATTATTGTAAGAACTTACAAGAAGCAAAAGAGAATAATGCTGAAAATTTACCACTAGTTCCAAATTATATTGCTTCTTGCTTTTTAAAAATAGCAGAGGGCTTATCTCATAAATCTAATTTTATTCGATATACTTATAGAGAAGAAATGGTAATGGATGCTGTTGAGAATTGTTTGAAGGCTATAGAAAATTATAATATAGAAGCCGCTACAAGATCAGGAAATCCAAATGCATTTGCGTATTTCACACAGATTAGTTGGTATGCTTTTTTGCGTAGAATTGCAAAAGAAAAAAAGCAACAGGATGTAAAACTTAAATACCTGTCCCAAAGTGGTATTGAGCAATATGTTTACAACGATGTTGGTGATACGGCAGCTGCAAATGTCATGAATAATTTCTTAGGTCAATTGAAAGAAAGAATTGATAAGGTAAAAGAAAAAGATACTATATTCAAATCATATCTAAAAGAAGATAAAGCTCGCAGAAAAAAAATAATAAAAGTTGATTCTGATCTATCTAGGTTTATGGAAGACGAATAAAATATGAGCATATATTCTAAAAAGATGTTTACAAATATTATTTTTTGTTGTATAATAGTGTTGTAATATCAGAAAGCAATTTAATGAAAGTATGTATTTTAAATGACACTCATTGTGGCATCCGCAATAGCTCTGACGTATTTCTCGATAATGCAGAGAAATTTTATTCTGATGTATTGTTTCCTTATCTTTTGGAACATAATATTAAGCATATTATCCATCTTGGTGATTACTACGATAACCGGAAGTTTGTCAACTTCCGTGCTCTTAACCGCAACAGGCATCACTTTCTTAAACCGTTAAGAGAAAATGGCATTACTATGGATATTATCTGTGGTAACCATGACACTTACTATAAAAATACAAATGATCTAAATAGTCTCAAAGAGCTGTTGGGGCATTATATGAATGAAGTTAATATTATTCATGAACCTACTGTTATGGAATATGGTGGTTTTAAAATGGGCCTTGTCCCTTGGATTAGTTCTGATAATGAGGAAAAATCACTAAAATTTATTGCAAATGCAAAATGTGATTGGCTAGGTGGCCACTTCGAAATAGCTGGATTTGAAATGGCAAAGGGTATTGAAAACCATCATGGAATGAAAAAGAATCTTTTCGATCGATTTGAAAAAGTATTATCCGGCCATTTTCATACTAAATCAGAACAAGATAATATTATATACCTTGGATCACAAATGGAGTTTTTTTGGAATGACGCACACGATCAGAAATATTTCCATATCATTGATACGAATGACAGGACCCTCACTCCAGTGGCTAATCCACATACTTTGTTCCATCGTATCAGATATGATGACAGCATTAATGATTACAGGGATTTTGATACTTCTACTTTAGATAATAAATTTGTAAAATTAATGGTGATTAATAAATCTGACCATTTTGCTTTTGATAGATTTATTGATAGGATTCAAGCCAGAAAAATACACGAACTAAAGATAGCAGAAAACTTTAATGAATTTATTGGTTCTAGTGTTGTTGATGATGGGATATCATTAGAAGACACGTCCACACTTCTTAATACGTACATTGATAATGTTGATACAGATTTAGATAAAGATCTTATTAAAAATCGTATGCATGATCTTATGCTTGAGGCTCAAACAATGGAAGTCGCATGACGATATTAGATCAATGGAAAAAATTATCGCGCGCAGATAAAATTGGCTATTTACAAAGAGCTCATTATTTGATAGAATGTGGTAATACAGGTTATGATGAAAACGTTGAGGAGCTCGCTATAAAACTTTATCGCGATGAAATGAATGATAACATTTAAAAAATTAAGATGGAAAAACTTTTTATCAACAGGCAATTCGTTTACAGAAATAGATTTTAGTTCGCATAAAACAACACTTGTTGTTGGGCATAATGGTGCTGGAAAATCTACTTTACTCGATGCTCTGGCTTTTGCATTGTTTGGTAAAGCACATCGAAATATTAGTAAACCACAGCTTATTAATTCTATTAATAATAAAGCTTGTATTGTAGAAGTTGAATTTGATGCTTCCGGATCCGTATTAAAGGTCGTACGAGGTATTAAACCAAACATATTTGAAATATGGAAAGATGGGGTGATGATTAATCAATCGTCACATTCCAAAGAGTACCAGAAGATCCTCGAGCAAAACATCTTAAAGCTTAATCATAAAAGCTTTCATCAGATAGTTGTACTCGGGTCCTCCTCCTTCATTCCCTTCATGCAACTTCCGGCACAACACCGCCGGGATGTAATTGAGGATCTTCTGGACATTAATGTATTCTCTAAAATGAATCAGATCTTAAAAGAAAAAAATGGCATTCTTAAGGATAATTTGAAGGTAGTTGAGTATGATACAGAGCTCAATAATGAAAAAATAGATCTTCAAAAAAATTACATTAAAGAAGTGGAGGCTTTATCAGTTGAGCAAATCAATCAAAAAGAATCAGACGCCGCTGATGCACAGAAAGAAATCGATTCCTTTCAATCCGAAAATGTTTTATTATCAACCGAGATCGAAGAAAGGTCTGATGGCTTACAAGAAGATCTCAAAGAAAACCACGACAAACGGCAAAGTCTCTTACACTACCAAGCCGAGTTCAATCAAAAAATTAAAACACTGGTCAAAGAAACGAAGTTTTACGAAGAAAATGATACATGCCCCACATGTACCCAAGATATTAGTACAGAAGTTAGAGACACCAAGTTGGCAACCGCTAAAGAAAAAGCTGCAGAACTTAACAGCGCCGTATGTGATGTCAATGAAAAGTCGACTATTGTGGAATCAACTATTGAAAGGCTCACAAATACCGCAGGCGAAATTAGAGATAAAACCTCTGTTATTAATTCTAACAACAAAACGATTAGTCGGTTACAAGAGCAAATTAAATCTATCAATAGCTCGATTGAACAAATACGGGGATCCAGTGGAGATTTAAGTAAATCAAATGATGAGCTAAAAGCTCTTAAAAAATTAAAAGATGATTTATTTGAAAAAAGATTGTACTTAAATGAATCGGTATTGTATAATAATACAATGCTGGAGATGTTAAAAGATACAGGAATCAAAACAAAAATCATTAAACAATATTTGCCTGTGATTAATAATCTAGTTAATAAGTATTTACAAGTGCTTGACTTCTTCGTTTCGTTTAATCTAGACGAAGCATTTGCTGAAACAATACGATCACGGCATAGAGATTCATTTTCTTATGCTTCATTTTCTGAAGGTGAAAAACAACGTATTGACTTGGCATTACTCTTTACTTGGCGTCAAATAGCCAAAATGAAAAATTCAGTATCAACAAACTTATTGGTATTGGATGAAACCTTTGACTCATCTCTAGACTATGAGGGTGTTGATAATCTTATGAAAATTATTCATACTTTAGGAGATGATACAAACGTATTTGTGATTAGTCACAAAGGTGATATTCTTGAAGGGAAATTCGAAAATAAATTAGAATTTCACAAAGAGAAAAACTTTAGTAAAATAAAAGGAAATTGAAATGGAACTATCCAACTTTACTATGCAAATCTTGAAAAACTTTTCTTCTATCAATCCAAACCTAGTTATCCGAGGTGGCAATAGTATTATGTCAATGTCGGAAGCTAAGAATGTTTTGGTTCGAGCCACAGTTTCAGAAAACTTTCCACAAGCATTTGGAATTTATGATCTATCAGAATTTTTATCGGTACTTAGTCTGTTTGATACGACTAACTTAAAGTTTGATGAAACTCATGTGACAGTGGGTGATGTATCAGGTCGATCTAAAATTAAATACTTCTTTTCTGATATCGATATGCTCACTTCTCCTACTAAGGCAATTGAAATGCCTAATCCAGAAGTCAAGTTTGTTCTTGATCAGGATACACTAGGACGTATCAAAAAGGCCGCCGCTGCGCTTGGGCATGATCAACTATCTATTACGCCAGGTGATGGTGTAATTGCTCTCACAGTTGTTGATATTGATAATGCAACATCTAATACATATTCTATTGATGTTCCTGGTGAAAGTACAGGCGACTTTAACTTTATTCTAAATATTAAAAATTTACAGATGATTCCTGGCAATTATGATGTCTCAATATCATCAAGGCTTATTTCACAATTTAATTTAATCCAAGAAGGTGTTGACTTAACATATTGGTTAGCACTCGAAAAAACTTCGACATACAAATAAAGGAGAATAATATGTCAGAAATAGTTTATGAACTTGCAACACGAACATCGAGATCAACAGTAGCTGTTATCGATGCGGTTGTGCAGCGCGGAGGTTTTCGTGGTGAAGAATTGTCTACCATTGGTCAACTCAGAGATCAATGCATTCAACTAACTGCACTATGTGAAGAAAAAGAGCAGGAGGAAGCCGCTGAATCGGAATGATGTACACCATGTAAAAGTCGTGTTATAATATAAAAATAAATTATGGAGTAAGTGAATGAAAGACTTTTTATGGGTAGAAAAATACAGACCAAGCAAGATCGCTGATTGCGTTCTGCCTGATCGTTTAAAATCTACATTTCAAAACATAGTAGATGCCGGTGAAGTTCCTAATATGCTCTTTGCCGGATCTGCTGGTCTTGGAAAAACTACGGTGGCCAAAGCTTTATGTGAAGAGCTTGGCCTAGACTACATTATTATCAATGGATCTGAAGAAGGTAATATTGACACATTACGCGGAAAAATAAAACAGTTCGCATCTACAGTTTCACTATCAGGAGGATACAAAGTATGCATCTTGGACGAGGCTGATTATCTCAACCCTCAATCCACACAACCTGCACTTAGAGGATTCATTGAAGAGTTCTCAGATAATTGCAGATTTATTCTCACTTGTAACTTTAAAAACCGGATCATCGAGCCTTTGCACTCGCGTTGTGGTGTATATGAATTTAATACTACAAAAAAAGATATGGTTCAACTTTGCGGTGCATTCATGGATCGTCTCGCTGATATTTTGTATAAAGAAGGCGTATCATTTGATAGTAAAGGTCTAGCAGACCTAATTATGAAACATGCACCAGATTGGCGTCGTGTATTAAATGAAGCACAACGAACTGGTATTAGTGGAAATTCTATAAGCCAATCGACAGTTTCAAGTGTTGATAGCTTTGGTTCTCTCACATCCTTTCTAAAAGCTAAAGACTTTAAAAAGATGCGTAAATGGATTACAGATAATATTGATATTGAACCGGCAGCTATATTTCGTGGCTTATATGACTCTATGTTTGATTATGTAGATGGTCAATCAATTCCTCAGCTTGTTCTTATTATTGCTGATTATCAATATAAAGATGCATTTGTTGCTGATCATGAAATAAATCTCGTTGCATGTATGACAGAGATTATGGCACAGGTAAATTTTAAATGAACTTAATATATGATTTCGAAACGCTAGGCCCTGCACAAAATGGTGCAGTTGTATCAATGGCTATCTTAAAATTTGATGAGACCAAATATGTATCTGAGGAACCATATGAGTACGAAGATTTATTGGCAGAAACTAGTTTTATTAAGTTTAATGTCGCAGAACAAGTAGAAAAATATAACAGAATAATAGATAAATCTACACTTGAGTGGTGGCAACGTAAAGAACCTGAGGCTAGAACTCAACTAGAACCTTCTGATGAAGATAGATCTATTACAGAATTATGGCAGTTCTTTTCGGATTACTCAAAAGGTTTAGATCTTAAAAAGGTATATACTCGTGGCAATGGTTTTGATCCAATTGTCTTAGAAAGTGTTGTACAAACCTTTGGATATAGTGTACCATATCCTTGGTGGATTATTCGTGACACTCGTTCTACAATAAATGGTATGTCATGGGGATGGGATCTAGATGATAAGTTTATTCCTGAAGGGCTCAATGAAAAATTCATACACCATGATCCACGCCATGACATTGTTATGGACGTTATGCGTATGCAAACAATTGCAGTTCACCTATGAACCACTTTGATTATTTAAAAGCAATCAACGATACTAAAGACGATATCATGATAGGAGAAGAGGCTGAAAAGTCTTATAATTCTTTCATGATTAATCGCGGACTTAGTTATTTTTATGACACCGCCGTACTCGCAAATGTGATGAATCAGTACCATCATGTCGGCAAAAAACTTCAATTTCACTTTTTTATAAATACTATCAGAAAACGCAAGCGCTTTTCGAAATGGAATAAACCTGAAACACA